TGGAGTACAAGATACCAATCCCAGCGGTCTAATAGGTATCTATTTGTATCAAGGCAATAGTAGTAGTCCTATGTTGCCAGTAACTCCTGGTACAACCACAGCTATTAGTGGCACAGTTCCTCCAGCGGCCTATAGCATTATGCCTGGATGGAGCAATACCTATATGGCAGAAAACTTAATCTTTGCCATTGTCAAATTAAATTATGATCAAAACAAAGGTCAACACACAATCCCCAATTTGAAATTTCATGTGGTCAATACCATGAATTTGCCAGGTGATGTATTGTATGATTACATGGTCAATGATCTTTATGGTGCGGGTATTGATCCCAGTTTAATCAATACCACAGGCATTGCCGCATTGAATACCTATAGTAGCCAATCAGTAACTTATGGCGCATATACAGCACAACAACGATATGCTATTAATGGTCTGATAGACACTAGTAATAAAGTTTTAGATAATATGGACAAGATAGCTGCCACAGCCGGTAGTTATATTACCTACGATGTGTCTACTGGTAAATGGAGTGTGTTAATTCAACAGGTTGTTAGTCAAACATTTAGTTTCGGTGATCACAATATCATAGGACAAATCAGTGCCACAGGTACTGCTTTGGACAGTTACTACAATGCCGTTGAAATACAATTTCCTTATGCTTATTATAGAGATCAAAACAATTACATTCGTATTGATTTACCTAGTCAAGATTTGGATTACAATGAGCCTATCAATGTTCTTAAATTACAACATGATCTAATTAACAATCAAGTTCAAGCGGCTATTATTGGTAATATCATGTTACGCCAAAGTAGAGAAGATCTAGCTGTTGAATTCAAAACAGATTTTTCCAGTTACAATTTACAAGTAGGTGATGTATTTGGTCTTACAAACAGCACCTATGGTTTTACCAATAGACAATTTCGTGTTATCAAATTAATCAAATCTGAAGATGACAAAGGTGAATTGACCATTGCGGTTACTGGACTCAGTTACAATCCAGATGTTTATACTGTAGATACAATAGATCAATTTACTCCATTGTTAGGAACTAGTTCAAATCCTAACTTGGCCGCTATTCAAACCCCCAATGCGCCCACAGTGGTAGGAAGCACAGTTAGTAGTCAACCCAGCATGACTGTTACCGCCACCATACCTAGTGGTGTTGTTACTGACATGGAATTCTGGGCATCAAGTGATGGTACCAATTATACATTCCAAGGTTCTACTCGTAGTCTTAATAGTGGACCATTTGCCACAGGATCAACTACTTCATTCAAAAGTATTGAATTATTAACAGCCACTTGGTATTGGAAAATTCGTGCTGGTAATGTACAAGGCACAAGTCAATTTAGTGCGGCTAGTACAGGATTTGCTTTTACCTATACACAAGCTCCGGATGTATTGCCAGCAACAACTCCTATAACTAATTCCAGCGGTAGTGGATTAACTGGTCTTGAAGGTCTTGGATTAGGACTTATTGGTGCGTATGTTGCTAGTAAAATTGATTGGGCCGGATTAGGTTCAAGTGCTTTAGATGCTTTGGCCAGTACAGGTCTTGTAAATCAAAATACCATAGATGGTATTAAAGCCAGTATAGGTAAAGATACTAGTACTCTAGCCTTAAGTGGTTTAACTGATTGTGATACAACCAGTGTTGCTCCTCAAACCAATGATGTATTAACTTGGAATGGAGCCAAATGGGTTCCAATGGCAGATAATGATAATGGGTCTGGTGGTGGGTCTGGTGGTGGGTCAAGTACTTGTTATTTGACTGTACAGTCTCAATATCCTACTCCACTTTCTACCAATACAGATTCTCCTGTATTAAATTCTCCCAGTGATAGAATATTAAATGATGGTAATTATTGGATTGCCTATGCTAGTCCATCTGGAGCGGCATTAAGTCCAGGATCAGGTAAAGCATATCTTTATAAATCTAATGGTATATTAGTAAAAAGTGTATCTGCCACAGTTACAAACAATCAAGTTAATTTAGCATTTGGTACAATACCTAAATTAGTAGATTATTACATTATAGTGGATGCTAATTTAGTTACCGATGGCACTTGTATAAATCCAGCTATTACTAGTCCAACAGCTTGGGATTTTCATACTGCGGATCCTCAAGATCCTGTTCCTCCTGTTCCTCCACCAGTAACACCGCCTGTAGTTACATGCCCACCGATTAATTATGTAAAAACTGAAACATATTTGTATTCTTATTACGCTATTAATCCACCTATATTGCCTAATGGCACATATACTGGACAAGACAAAATTAGTCCAGATAATAAAAAAGTAGATATAGAATCAAATATTGGACTTAAATTTAATCAATCTATAATGTTCGGTTCAAGCGGAACAATAACTATTAAAAGTAGTTCTGGATTAACATTTCAAACATTTGATATTAGCCAAACATTTGCTAATAATAAAATAGGAAGTTTGTTTTGGATAAGTGGTGATACACTTTGGTTAAATCCAACTTATGATTTTAGTAAAGGCACCACTTATTATATTAACATGACAGCAAATTGTATTAAAAATACTTGTAATACCAGTGGTAATGCCGCAATAACAGATTCAACAACATCAACATGGACGGTAGATAATGGCACTCAATTTAGTGTATAACCCAGTTAATTACGATCCGGTACTGAATAGTCCGTTAACTCCAAGTATTAATAATTTTGGTTTTAGCCTAAGTTCGGATAGACAGATTAGAATAAATTCGTCCGGATCAATCAATATCTATGATAATAATAATAATTTAGTTAAAACTATTTTAGCAACCGATCCTGAAATTTCATTAAGTCAATTACCTAATACTATAAACAATAATGAAACAACATATTCGGCTACAAGTCCATGGATAATTGAAATTACCAAACCAGTTCAAGGATTAGCAAGATGTCCTGCCTTTTCAAGAACACCTGTACAAGATTATCTTTATCTACAAAATATTGTTGGCAATCAGGGATTAATTATTTTTTATTGTAAACCAAATTCGTTATTAATCGATTCTGGATTGATACAATTACAAAATAATAATTCAAAACCTAGTATGTTTACCGTAGTGGCAAATACCATTAACAGTAGAACACGGTTAGATTCAACTAGTTTAACCAGTACTACAACAATGGAATATGATATAATTTATAGAATTAGAAATATTTCTATTGCTATTTCTAGTCAATCGACATTAGGAGCAAGAGCTGTATGACCTATTATGTTTTCAAATGTCCAGTAACTAGTTCTACTAGTCTGATTTGTAATTTAAGTAAACTTACTAATCAAACCATACAAGGATATATAACACCTATTGCCAGTACAGATTCAAATGGAAATCCAAATAGTGTTGATAATGAACAATTTTTAATTCCTAGTAATTTTTATAATCAACCATACTTGTTATCCATAAGTCAATTAACTTGTATTTCTAGTCAATATATTATTCCTGTATTCTTAAATTCACTTAAAATTAGTTGGATCCCTAATACCACTTATACATTTCAGGTAAATGATAGTTTTGTATTAGATAATTTTAATCAAGGTAGTCCATTAACTACAATTACCTATACGACTAATCCAACGCCTAGTATTTTGGCCAGCGATCCTGTACCTGGAGATTCAGCAACAGCAAACAATGATAATATCACATTGGATTTCCAACGACATGTATTTGGAACAACAGGAAGTTTTTACCTATTTCAAATTGGACCAACAGCACCTACTTTAATTAGACAATACCATGCTGATACAGAAATAAGATATTCACATGGTAAAATTATCTTAGATACTCGTAATGTATTATTGCCTGGAACAACTTATTATTTGTTAGCTGATCCAAATTGTTTACAAGATTATGATGGATTTGTTTGGTCTGGATTGCCTAATACTACCGCATTTAGATTTACTACTGCCGGTGAACCAACATTTAGAGATCTTATTGTATATGAAGTATCTTCAAGCATAGTATCTGCTTTAATTGGTGTTAAAAGAAGTTCGGCTATTGGACATTTTGTAACATCTTCTACCATAATACCAAATGCTGTCAAACGAAGCAATTTCTCAACTCCTGTAAGATTGAATTCTGTTTCTACTATTCATTCGACAGTTGGTAAATTTTATAGTTCTATTAATAATCATTTATCTAGTACAACGAATATTACAGCAATACCATATAAGGTTAAAATTGAACCGTTTACTGAAATCTTTTCAACAGTTACATTTAATTTAATTCCTACTCAATTCAAAGGTATTATTCTTACATTAAATTCATTAAGTTCAATTAATATTAATATTAATAAAACTCAATTATTAACAGCTAATTTATTAAGTGTAAGCACTATATTCTGTATCGGTACCAGAACCGAAGAGTTATTTGTAATATCTTCATTTACAGTATCTATTAATGTAATTAAACAAGTATCTATATCTTTAACAATATCATCTGTTACAACAGTAAATTGTAAAGCATTTGGATTTGTACCAGAATTATATAAAATTACCGCTCCTGGAACAACATTAGTAGAAAATAGTTATCATGAAATCACTGTAACCGATAGTGGAAATTATTTATTTGGAATCTCTGGGGATATTGGTGGTTTTAATAATTATAATTATGGAAATTACCTTCCTTATTCGGCAACAGCATTAAATTCCACACATTTATTTGTTGGAGCATCAAGATATCCGAATTCAAATAATTCCGGATATTATGCTGGAGCAATTTTTGCTTATAAATTATCTGATGGATCATTAGATTTTACAGTTATTCCTAATGGCACCGGAAATACATATTATGGAGGAGAAATAGCTGTCAATGATTCTTATTTGGTAATTTTAGGTGCTTATGATTGTCAAATATTTGATTCAACTAATGGTAATTTTTTAAGAAAATTAAATAATGGATATGATTCTTTTGGTAATCCATTTTCTATAGGTAATCATAATAGATTAGCAATAAATTCAACAAGTGTATTTTTAAGTGGAGATGGATATGCGGGTTCTGGTACTATTTTTGCCTATGATATATCTACAGGAAATCAACGATGGAATGTTAATGTTTCAGGAAATACTATGACAGCAGATGAAAATTATCTATATGCTAGTTCCGCAACTCAGAATTATTCGTCTAATAACGAATTATCATCAACTCCTGTTTATAAAATAAATGTCAGCACTGGAAATATTGATAGTTCAATAACAATTAATTCTTCAGACCTTTATAATCTTCAACAATTATTATTATCTGAATCTAAAACTTATCCTGCTACAGGCAATTGGTTAGTATATGGTAGTCAATTAGCTCAAAATGATCAATATTTGGCAATTGGTATTTCTCCATCTGGATACAATATTCATGATAATTATCCAAACCCTTATCCAAGTGGATATATTGAAATTCGTAATAAAAGTGATAACAGTTACGCATTTTCAATATATCCGTTATCTTCCACGGATTCATTTTTTGGATCAACAGTATCTATATCAGGAAATTATTTAGTGTGTGGATCTGTAGATCAATTTGGTTCAAATCCTTATTTTATGATATATGATTTAATACAAAGAACATTAGTTACTACTTATACTGTACCAATGGTTGGGCCATATCGCAATGAAATAAAATGGCCAGATTTTGGATATCAATTAATAACAAATAGTAATGTAATTGCCGTAACATCAGTGTTTTCTGGTAATAGCAATGCTGTTGTTGTTGTTTATGGAATATGATTAATAAATTAACCGAATTTCTTAAAAAATTAGCCTCAAATCCTCAAGCCAAAGAACGCTTTGAGATTTGTCTAGCCTGTTCTCAATTTGATATCAATACCGATCGGTGTCGAATGTGCGGATGTGTTATGACTTTGAAAACATTTATACCTTTAGCCAAATGTCCAGATAACAAGTGGTAAAGAAAAAGCCCACTTGTGGTGGGCGATTTCCATTCAGGTATAAAGATGTTAGGGAGAATACTTAGAGAAATAAGGCAATGGCTGTAGCCTTAGAGAATTACCGCATGACAGGACGGCATCAGAACATGTATCAAACGGGAAGATACATTTCTCCCTAACACACTTATTTATTCTGGTCGTTGAAATATGCTAGTGAAATAGACTGAATTTTGTGTGCTCCACTGACTAATGTTACTCCATCTGGATGTAAAAATTTATGACAATTCTTACAATGAGTACGCCAATGTATTTTAGGTGTGAATACCAATCGTCGTTCAATTACTTGATTCTTAACCGATTCACCGCAACCCAATTCACATTCTGTTATTCTATCTTTTAATTTAACCAATTCAAATCCAGCTGTGGGATTACTGTCCCGTTTGATCTTGGCCACATTTTCTACAAATTCAATTACTTGTTTATTTTCCATTCTATATTTAATGAACTCAAACTTTTTTGATAGATTTCTAGGGTTTTTCAGGGTTTTTTTGTGTTTCCACTAAATACTAATGTGATTCGCGAGATCCACAATTAATTTACATACCCTTAAGGAGAATTTTTATGTCAGCCGCATCAAGTTATTTAGAAGCAAAAGTACTAAACCATGTACTAACATCAACAAGTTATACAGCACCAAGCACACGCTATGTGGCTTTGTTTAACAACACATCAGGTAACGCATTAGCTAACCTACAAAATGGAACATTAACAGATGAAGTTTCAACTTCAGGTACAGCCTATGCTCGTCAAGCTGTAACATTCGCTGCCGCTAGCACAACTGGTAGTGGTCTAACAGCCGTAACAACTAGTGCTACCAACGCAACTGTTACATTCCCAACAGCAACAGCTAGCTTTGGTTCAATCACTCATGTGGCCGTTATGGACGCAAGTACATCAGGTAATGTATTGTTCTTTGGTGCTGTTACAACTGCTAAACAGATTGATACTGGTGATACATTCCAAATCACTAGTGGCAACTTGACTGTAGCCCTAGCTTAATCTTTTAAGCCAACACCTGTTAGGGGCCATGCCCCTTTCAGGCTGAGTACACCAGTATTCTAGACTTGGACTCCTAGAGTATTGTAGAAAACAATTATAAGTGGAGCAAGTCACAATGACAAAACCGGTAATCGTCACAAGAGTAAGTAAAGGTAGTGCCCTAACTTGGACTGAAGGTGACAGCAATTTTACAAATTTACAAAATGCCACCTTGACATTTACAGATGGCACTAACAGTCACGCATTCAGTCTCAATGACACAGTAACATTCACTGCTGGTACAAATATTACCTTGTCAGTAAATGCCTCAACTGGTGCTGTAACCGTTAATTCATCAAATCCTGGCGGCACAGTGACCAGCATAACCAGTACCACATTAACAGTAGCTGGTACCAGTGCTATTCCAACAGTTAATCTTACAAGTGGTATAGCAACCGCAGGCACATATCAATCGGTTACTGTAGACACATATGGTCGTGTAACAGCTGGTACAACCATTACACAATTTAACCCGGCAAGTCCTGGTGCTATTGGTGGCACAACAGCCGCGGCAGGTACATTTACAGCATTGACCGCAACAGGTACAACCACATTGGCTACTAGTTTAAGTGGCCTATTAAAGGCCGCAAGTGGTGTTGTTAGTAGTGCCACAGCAGGTACAGATTATGTAGCTGTAGGTGGCGCATTAGGTACTCCTTCAAGTGGTACAGTTACCAATTTGACTGGTACTGCTTCAATTAATATTAACGGAACTGTAGGTGCCACAACAGCAAGTACAGGTAAATTTACCAATTTAACCACAACTGGTTATTATAACGAAGCGGTCTATACTGGTGGTACAACAACAGGTACAATTACTCCAGATTGTGCCAATGGAACTACACAAAAGATTACCCTGACTGGTTCAATAACATTCAGTGCTTTCTCTAATCCAGTTGCTGGACAAAGTTTGACCTTGATTGTTACTCAACCAGCCTCAGGTGGTCCATATACACTAACATCAACTATGAAGTTTGCTGGTGCCACAAAAACATTATCAACTACAGCCAGTGCTGTTGATATTATGACTGTGTTTTATGATGGTTCAACTTATTGGGCCAGTTTATCAACAGGATTCGCATAATGCCAATTGGTGCGTTCAAACTCAATACTATCAGTAGATTGTTATCTACTGGCGGAACTATTACTGCTACTGGCGGAACTATAACTTATTATCGTACCGGTGGTAATACATATAAGATTCATACGCTTTCAGGTGGAACATTTGTTGTTACTACAGGTGGAACAGCAAATATTTTGATTGCTGGCGGTGGCGGTGGCGGTGGTTCTGGTATTTCGGCTACCGCTGGCGGTGGCGGCGGTGGCGGTGGCGGTCAAGTTATTCAATTAACTAATTATAATTTAACACCGCAAACTTATACATTTACATATGGAACAGGCGGTAGTGGAGCAAATGGATCAACAGTTAATGCCGCCGGTGGAACAGGAAATTCAACAACAGCATTTGGTCAAACTGCGGTAGGAGGAGGAGGAGGTGGAACTGCTACTAGTACAACAGGATCAATTATTGCTGGCGGTAATGGTGGAGCCGCTGGTGGAGGTGGAGCCGCATATCAAAATCCCGGCTCTTTTTATAGTGGTACAGCAGGAACAGGAACCTATGCCGGCGGAGCCGCATCTAGTAGTCCAGCGGCCGCTGGTGCTGGAGGTACTAATGCCAGTGTAGGTAATACAGGATCGTCAGCAACTATACCAACACCAGGAATTAGTTTTTACGGAACAACATACGCAAATGGCGGACCCAATTCAACTGGTTCAAGTTCTTCAATATTAGGTAGTGGTGGAAGTGGTGGAAGTGGTGGTGGTTTTGGCGCCGCTGGCAAAGCAGGAGGAGTTGTTGTGGCATATCCATTTGTAGGAGTAACATCAATTTCTTTTGTAACCAGTGCTACAAGCACAACAACTAGTATAGTATGTCCAACAGTACAAGCCGGTGATATAATTGTATTGTTCAATTACGCAAGAAGTACCAACAGCTTTACTCCTACCTCTGTTACACCAACTGGATTTACCGGCATCGGTAGCGGCGCATCTTTTAATGCCACCTTAGCTGTAAGAGAACAACCTTTTTATAAAATAGCCACAGGTACAGAAAGCGGTACGACCTTAACTGGTATGACTGGCACTGGTGCTCAAAATATACTATTATTAGTCTATCGTCCAAATGCTTCAATAAATCAAATTACTATCAGTACCCCTACAGCTCAGGCTACTGATAGTGCTCCAACCAATCAGACATTATCAATGTCCAGTTTAACTGGACCATATATAGGATTTGCTTTTTATTCAGGAAGCAATGTATTAACAACTAAAGGAAGTACCATTCCATCCACAAGAGAAATAGATAGTGGTAATACCGCTGTTAAGACATTTGAATCAACATCAAGTGCGGTAACATTTAGTGATTCAACAATTAGTCAATCCGATTATGGAACTAATGTTTTAGAATCTTTTACTATGACTATCATTTAAGGAACTGTAATGGCAACACAAGATTTATATTATTTCGTTGATGGCTACTACACACCCAGCCTAGACTATTTTGTCTACACGGCTGATGCGGCCGCTAGTGTTGCCAGTACCAGTACAGTTACTGAAACTACCACAAGAATTCGTACAGCATCGGTGGCCATGACTACAACCAGTAGCACGGTTACCACACCAAGTAGAACAAGAAATGATAGTGCTAGTTTGACCAGCTCATTTACACAATCGGCGTATGGCCAAGAAACTAGAGAAATAATATTATACGCATTCAGCACAGGCTCAATTGCCATTGCTGTTAGCCGTATTAGAACAGTCAACACAGCATTAAGTACCACAACTAGCATTGTGGCCACAGGTTCAAGATCAAGATTATATTCCAGCGCACAGGCCAGCACAGCTAGTTTAACTGCGGTTGATTATCGTATTCGTTCATATCAAGCCGCGACATCAGCGGCTTTTTCATTGACTGAAACGCAGACAAGAATAAGAAATGCTGATAGTGAATTATCTAGTACATTCAATCAAACTGTTCACGAAGATCATTTAATTGGATTCTCCGCTAACTTATCTAGCACATCTAGCATAACTATCGATGCGATTAGTTTCAAAGCAATTATTAATGCTGATGCTGAATTATCTAGTCAATCCACTATTACTGTCACAGTTGGTCGATTACAATCAGTATCAGCTAATTTAACCGATCAATTCTTAACTGTTCTTGTATGTACAGCCACAAAGAATGATGAGGTAAATCTAAATGTCTCAACTGCTATTTCCACAAGTGGCGATAGATTCCGTTCAACCACAATAGCATTAACTGTTAGTTCAACATTAACGGCTATTGATTACAAAATTGAATCTGTCACTGCCAATTTATCTAGTAGTTCAACATTAACTGAAGATCAAATTAGACTTCGTAATGTCAGTGCCAATTTGTCCAGTACAAGTGCCTTAACTGCTGTTGATTACAAAATTGTTCATTTCAATGTCACACTATCTGATCAGTTTAATACAACCATTACTTGTCGCGCCACAAAGAATGATGAGATACATTTATTCAGTACCAGTTCATTAACTGAAACCACCAGCAGAACAAGAAGCACACCAGTTAGCTTAACCAGTACAAGTTCATTAACTGAAACCACCAGCAGAACAAGAAGCACACCAGTTAGCTTAACCAGTACAAGTACCTTAACAGCTAGAGATTACAAAATTGTTCAGTTCTCTGCGGCATTAACTGATCAATTCTCAACTACATTTACTTGTCGTGCTACAAAGAATGATCAAGTTAATCTATATTCAGCCAGCACATTAACTGAAACAACTAGTCGCGTTCGTAATGTTAATGTGGCATTTGCTGTCACCAGTTCAATAGCCATTGTTGCTGTTAAGACTGTTAACATTGCCAAGACTTTACAAGCCTCCACAACACAGTCTGCCATTGGTACAAAGACCACTGGTTATTCTAGTAGTTTAACCAGCACATTTACACAAACTCAAAGTTATACGAGAATAAGATCTGGAGCCAGTGCTGAATATGCCTTGTTCACTATTGGTGTTGTTTGTTTTGCCAATAAGAATGGCATTGACACTATGGTTGCTCGTTCAACCATTAGTATTCGCGCAGGTAAAACAACTAATATAATAAAAACATTACAGTCAACAACCATTGTTGCTATTGATCCAGTT